CGTCGCCATCAGTCTCTTCTGCTTCGGGGTCGCGTACGCGATCTTCGCCAGCCTCCGGGCCGACTCCTGACCCGGACGAAACATCAAAGGCCGCTCCCAGGAGGAGCGGCCTTTTTTGTGCCCAAAATCCCGGGATGGGTAGCCGGCAAGGACCTCCTCCGGGGAAGGGGGCGTGACCAGAGGGGGTGGCCTGCCACGGGGCTAGAAACAGGGGTAGGGCACAGGGGAAACGAGGCCTGCCGGGGCTGCGGCGCCCCGTCCGGAGGGAGGTCGGACCTACCCATCAACGAATGGCCTGCCACGGGTCCCATTTTTAATCTGCCGCGGGGTCTGCCGGGGGTCCTCCCCCATCAAACAAAAATGGCCCGCCACGGGTGGAGACCGGACGGGCCAAGTCTGGGGAGGAAACGCCCCTCGTCAGGGCCTCGCGCCGGATTGATCCAGCGGCGAGCTCGGTCAGCTGGATATGCTCCAGCCGTAAGATGAAGGGCGGCCTATCCGACCTTGTCGAAGGTCAGGGCATAGACGCCGCTGGCCCGGACGGTCGTCTGAGGGCGGGCACTAGGGCAGGCTGGCCCGCCACGGCCAGCCGGCCTAGCTCATCACCGGGACCGCCGTAGGCTCGCACGGCACCACGTTCGTATAGGTCCTCACGTCATCGAGAAACCACCCGGTCGCCGGCGGGTCGCTGAACGCCACGTGCTGGTAGCGCTCGGCCAGGTCGCTGACCGGCGCCGCCTCGGTGCGGCCCCACGCCTCCCACCGGACCAGGCCGAAGCCGCGTGCGAAGTAGCTGCGCTCCATGGCGCTCGAGCCCGCGATGGCCTCGCCGTCATAGTGCTCGGAAACGATCGTGTTCAGCCAGCGCACCCCGGCCGGGTGGAAATCGAAGCGGATGAGCTCGAGCCGGTAGCGCGTGAAGGCCCGGCTGAGTATCGGCCTGGCGCCGGCCCACCGCTCGCCCGATAGCGTCGCGATGAGCTCGCGCCATTTCCCGGTCGGCGCGTCGATGCCAAAGAATATCCAGCCGGTGCCGCCGCTGCCTTCGCCCACGAAATACTGCATGTAGGGCTTGCCGCCGTCGCGGGTTTGCGTGGCGCGCACGAAGCCGTCACGGCCGACCTTGAGGATTTGCCCGCCGTCGCCGTTGGCCAGGTTGAACGGGCCGAAGGGCGCGAAGCTGAACGTTTGCAGCGCGGCGCCGTCATCCATGAGCACCGAGTCGGATGCCTCCCAGCCGAGCGGCAACGGCCAATCGCGCCGGCGCTCCGTGAGCACGTCATGCACGGTCGCGAGGCTGCCGTCCGGCCGAGCCTGCACGATGAAGGCCAGCGGATCGACGATCGTGCGCGCGCCGACCTTGGGCAATGCCGGACCGAAAAAGAGCGCGCGAATCCAGGCGATGAGCGTTTGCATGATAGGGCTCCAAACAAAAAAAGAGCCCGCCCCGGCGGGAGCCAGAGCGGCCAAGTCTAGGGAGGAAACGCCCAAGACGGGCATCCTCGCGCCGGATTGATCCAGCGGCGAGCTCGGTCAGCCTTCTTAAGCCCGGAAACCGCCGGGCGCAAATCTCAGTCCTCGAGCTCCCTGCGTAATTCGTTGACCGTCATCTCTTCCGGCAGCTCGCGCACGACGTTGAGCAGCAGACCCTTCAGGCGCTCGAACGAGATGCCGCGCCGGTGCGGCACGCCGGCGGCGAAGGTGCCGTGGAGGTCGCTGGTACAGGCGCTGTCGATCGCGTCGCGCAGATCCTCCCGCATGTCAGCCTCCGGTGTCTTCCGGTTTGAAGCAGATGATGCCGCGCTCGGCGGTCCAGCAGACATGAGCATCGAAGATGTTCGGGTTCGGCTCGCGGACGATCTTCTCGTCCGGCACCGGCAGCCATCGGCCGGTCTGCCTGATCCATGCCTGCCACTGCCCGTTCCGGATGCGGCCCCGCGTCGGCTCGCAATCGCCCGACTCGATGCCGTTCACCTCGACCCGCGCGTTGCAGCACGAGAGCGGCGGGTGGACTCCCGGCTGCATCCAGTGCCGGTAGAAGTCGCGATGCAGCGGGTGGTGATCCTGCCCGACGGCCGCGCCGATCGACAGAACCGCCAGCGCCAGCAGCACCGCGGCGGCGATGAGGGCGGACCGGCCATCGGCGGCGTGCATGCCGCGCCCCCGGCAGATCAGGCAGGCCCAGGCACAGCAGACGCCGGCGAGCGCCGCAGCCACCCCCAGCACCAGGCAAAGGGCCCCGCTCACTGCCCACTCACCCAGCCCGCCAGCGCCGCATGCCGGGCCCGGCAGTCGAGATAGGCCCGCGCCACCCGCAGCCGCTCGGCCGCGACCTGGTTGTCGCTGGCGTCGGCCGGCGCCAGCACCGGATCAACGCACGTCAGGAGCAACGATGCGTCGGGGGTCCGCTTGACCGCCAGCGGGGAAAAGCTCCCGCAGGCCGTCAGAAGCAGCGCGCATGGCAGGAGACTGAGCACACTCGCGGGTAATCGGCGCGGCATAGATTCTCTCCGTGACGGTGATGACCTTGGTCTCGGTCTTGTTGAGGGTGTCGGCGAGCTTGGCGATAGCCTCGGCGCTGCGCTTGGCGTCATCCTCGCGCACGGCGATGACTGCTTCGGCATTGGCGAGCTTGAGGTTGGCCGTTCCGAGTTGTCCCCATAGCCCCCAAATCACCAGGCCGGCGACCGCGAGCGCGGCATAGGGCGCGAGGCGAAGCGCCAGCGGGCCGAGAAGCGCGCCCATTCACGCGGCCAGCGCCCGCATGGTCGCGTGCCCCACCATGCCGTCAGCCACGAGGCCACGGCTGCGCTGGAACGCCATGATATCGGCGGCCTCCTGGCCGGTGTCGACCAGCGGCAGGCCGAGCAGCGCCCGGTTGCGATCCCAGTACATGCGACGGTCGCTGAAGCCGGTCATTCCGCCGTTGATGCGGACGGTCATCGCTTTGAACCAGTTGCGGTCGGCCAGCAGCGACAGGCGCCGGCTGTTCCAGAACCAGACGGCGGCGCGCGTGCCGTGCTCCGGCATGGTGATGAGCAACGGATCGGCGATCAGGTCGAGCCCCAGCTCCTCGCCGCAATCCAGGTGGTTGTTGCGCCCGGTGATCTGCATCGGGCCGTGGCCCTTGAACTTCGCGCCATCGCCTGGGTGAATGTTGCCGAGGTCGCTGCGGCCTTCGTAGTCGAGGCCGTCCGCGATCTCCTCCATGTAGCGATACTCGCCGCTTTCATGCGCGAGTTGCGCCAGAAACGCCGTGATGCGCCGGGGCGTGTCGATGTGCCCTTCGATCATCGCCGGCACGATGAACGGCAGGTGCGGATCAAGACGAGCGCCCGCGGTCGGCATCATCTGCCGTAGTTGCAGTTCGGTGATCATGATGGCCCTCTTTGCGTAAGCGCGTTGGTGGCGTCTTTGCGCTTTAGGTTGTCGTCAACCGTGGCGAGGCCGGCATAGATTCCCATGGTCGCCAGGAAGCCGGCTTGGCACGCGCCCATCACCATGGTGGCGTGCGCGTCGCTGAACGGGAACCACGTCGCGGCAATAATGCCGGAGAGATTCACGCTCGCGCCTGTGAACGCCATGCGCCGGCGCCACATCCATGACGCATCGCCGGCGGGAAACACTGCGCGCCCTATTGCGGCCCACACGGTCGTCATCGCCCCGGCTTGTCGATTTTTTTGTCCATCTTCTGGTCGAGGTCGCGGAAGCCGTCGCGCACGATGGTCTTGATATCGCGGATATCTTCGGCGGTTCGCCCGAGAGTTTGGTCGAGCCGCGACCGATCATCGTTGATGCGCGTCATTAGGACCGTTTCAACCCTGATAGTCTCGGTCCTGTTGACCCGATCGACCCGATCGAGGTCTTTAGCCTGTTGCTCGACGCGGCCGTCGAGGCTCACCCACGCCGCGATTGTAGACGACAGAAACACGCCGGCGGTCAGCAGGTGACCAAGGTTGATGGTTGGGTCGAAGTTAAAAACTCGCCGGCCGTTGCCGGTCTGGTGCTCGCTCACGCTACGCCTCCCTCCGCCTACTGTTGGATTTCCTCGATGACCATGGTGCACCGCGACGCACCACCGAACAGCCGGCCCCCGGTGCCGCCGTTGAGGCGGACAGCACCGACAGAGGCGCCCACGCGCACGGAATAGGTTTGCGCCGATACGCTGGCCGGCGAATCCTCATACTCGAGAGTGAGCGCACCGATCAGTTGGCTTTGAAACCCAGCGGCGGCCTGAATGGCATTGGCACCGCCGTTGCGGAAAAGCGCCATAATCCCGTATTGGCTGACGTCCGCGCATTGTCCCCAAATCTTCACGCGGACGCGCACCCGGTTGCCGGTTTTCAATGGCGTGATGGCCGCCGATAATATCTCGGTGCCCTCGCCGACTTGCGGAATGGTGTCATCCCCAGGAATCACCGTCGAGAGATTGGTGTTGGTGAGATATTCAGCATAGGCGCGCTGCACGATGGTGCCGGCGGGGAAATTCGCCGTGCCCATCAAGTCGGTGCGCCACCGGCTCTTGGCGCCATCCCATGACAGGAGCGTCAACGTGTTGGGCGGCACCGTGAGGTTGGCGCCCGCGCTGCCGGCGTCGATGATCTCGGTGCCGTCGGGATCGAGCACCACGCCGGCGGTGCCGCCGTAGCCGAGCACCCAACACGTGAAGCCGTGACCGATGCCGCTAGTAGCGCCGGCCAAGAGCGTGAAGGTCCGCGCGCCGGCGGTGCAATCGAATAGCAGCACCTTGCCGATATCGGCGGAGTCGAGCGTCTTGCCGGCCGCGCCGATATCCTGCCAAAACTTGCGCGGGCTGGCGACGAATATCCCTGAGACGAGGTGTGCCCTGCCCTTTTCGATATCGGCGCTGCCGGTATAGAGCTTCTCTATCCAGGTAGTGCCGATGCCGAGCGTGTAGTCCCACCACGCACCGCCAGCACGCAGCAGCGCGTGACGTGCAGAGGCCAGCCATCCGATAACGACACCCTCGTGAACCTCGGCCGATGCCGGGACGTAGACCGTCAAAGGCAGATCGTCGGACGTCCACGAGACCGGCGCGTTGCCGTTCGTCGACTTCCAGACGCCGCGCGCCAGTGTGTTCGGCGATCCAGCCGAGAAAGCGGCGCCGCGATTGAGCTCCCACTTCGTGTTGTTGCTGTTGCGGACGCCGTAGGCTGGCTGGTCGCCCGTCGTGAAGGTCGAGCTGAACGGCAGATAGTCGCCCTTCGCGCCTTCGAGATTGTAGGCGCCGGTGCCCGTCGTGTTGCTGGTTTCGACGGTCTCGTCGGCAAAAGTGCGTGCCATATTCGGACCTCAGAGCGGTTCGGTGATGGTGAGGGAAGTGCGCCAAAGCTGCGCGGTGGTGTCCCACAGCGGCTGGGCTTCGAACTGCGCGCCTTCGGTGAAAAGACCCTGCAGCGTATAGAGGTAGAGATCGGTCGTTGCGGCGGGATCGAGGCTGAACACGAAATCCCGCGCGCGACCGCAGTAGCGTTGAAGCTCGAACAGCGATCGCTTCATGTCTGTGTCGTTGACGGCCGAGATCGGCAGCACGAGTCGCCGCGATGCGTCGCCGCGCGGATCAGTGTACGTCCGCGCAAATGGCGTCCGCGCCTGGGCATCCGGCGATGTGAGGCCGAGACCGGGGTTAACGTCGACGTTGAACCTGGGCTGAAACGCCTGATCGATCAGCAATCGCCCGATCTCGATATAGGTCGTCTCAGCGCCGGGGTCGGCAACCTCGATGCGCCAGTATTTGTAGGCGCTCGTGTTGCTGAATCGAATGATGCAGGTGAACGACGGCCAGTCCTCAATCGAGGGCTTTCCGCTCATCGGCCAAACACTCATCCACCCGCTGTTGAAAGCCGGCGCCGAGGCCAGCGTGGCAAGATCGTTGGACGCCAGGACGCGAACCACGGCCGAGCTGGTGAAGTTAGACGCGGTGATGGCAGCGGTGTCGCACGCCACCGGGCGATAGAGGGTCAGCTGTAAATACTGATCCACCTTCGATGTCAGGCGCCACTTCTTCTGCGGCTGCAGGTCCTGCAGGTAAGACGTCGGCAGGCTCGACACTTGCGTGCTGCCCACAATCGTAGCGCGATCGATCTCGCGCGACGACAGGAACAAGCACCGCTCGGCAGCGACAGCCGCCGGCGCGACGTAGGCCGGCGCGGCGCCGATGGGCTCGGAGCCGATGGGATAGACGCCGTACATTGCCTAAGCGTCCTCGGCGCCTTCAAATGGCGCCTCGGCACCGGGGAACGACCGGAACGCCTTGAGGTGCGCGTACAGAACCGCGCGGGTGAGCGACTCAGGCTCAGCGCCGTCGGCAATCTCGACGGTGAACGCCTCCAGCTTGAGCGGTTCTTTTCCGTCTAGCCGCGCGCTCTCGGTGAGGTAGCCGCCGACTACATACACAACGGTCCTCGCCATCAGGTCGATTTTCACCGAAATTATTCGCCAATACGTCGCCGCGGCGCCGGACACGGTATCGATTGATTTGATGAGGGCCATTCTTATCTCCTGGATAAAGCTAGACCGCGGCGCGCGTGCGCATGCCGCCGATGCCGATGATACGGGAGCCGCCGGAATTGTTGTTGATGCGGTAAACGCCACCCGAGAATTCAAGGCCTATTTTTCCGGCGCCGGGCGCGCCCGCGACGTAGATGGCGCCGGTCTGAGAGACGAGGGTTATGGCGCCGCCGCCGCAGATGAATAGAGCGGTCTGCCCGCCGGTGGTCTCGGTCAGCACCACCATGCCGGAGCCGGCCTCCAGGGTGAAGGTGGCTCCATCGGCGATCGTCTGCGCCAGCGCCGTCGTGTCGATCGGCCACACCGTCGCGTCGGCCGCGATCAAGTTCTTGACCTTCAAGCTGCCCTGCGCGGTCACGCCGTTATTCACCAGCTCGAAGACGCCGTCGGCGGTAGCCTTGAGTGCCCCGCGCGAGGTGAAGCCCAAGTTCAAACCCGCGCCGACGAAAAAGCCCGTCGCGAGAAGGCTGGAAATGCTCGCGCCGGCCACCTGACCCACGAGGGAGCCGGCGCCGGCGGAACTGTTGCCAAAAAACTGGATGGCGGGGCCGTTGCTATTCGTGAATCCCACGGTCCCGGCGTTGGTCGCTGCTTCAGCGCCGATCCGATAGTTTTGCGACCAAATATCCAGCACGGGCGCCGATGGCGCGCCAATCTTGTAAGTATCGGCCGCCTTCGGCACGAGATGGCCCGCTGCCTGGAGAACCCACCGGTTAGTGCCGCCCGTCACAAGTTCGAGCGAGCCGACGCCCACCGACGCGGTGCCAAAAAACTGGACGGCGGGGCCGTTGCTATTCGTGAAGCCCACGGTCCCGGCCAAACCGGTGGCCATCGTACCAACGACAAAATTGGCCGCCGACATATTGGCCGTCACCGCTGCGTCGCCGTTGTTGTCCAGGACGACCGCATCGCCGGCTCGGATAACGTTCGAAACGATCTTGTTGCCAGCGCCGAACGAGATCAGCGATCCCGTCGCAGAACTGGCGTTAGTGTCGTAGGTCCGCGTGATTGTGCCGGCGCTATAGGTGACAAGCACTTCCTCCCATTCAGCCGGGAGGGTTTCGTGCTGGATGCGGCAGGTCAGGGTGTCGCCGTTGCTGACACCGGCTGCCTGCATGGTTCGATAGTAGGCCTGCGTCGCCGCGCCCAGCGTCAGCGCACCTGCGCCGGTGCCGGTCGCCAGCTGCTGCACGCCATCGTACTTCTTGTGCGCCATGTCCTAGCCCCACCAGTCGAAGGTTGTTTCCGCGAGGCCGGGTGTGTCCATGCGAACACAGAGCAGCGAAGCCGCCGCCCCGACCTCGAGCCGATTGAAATTGTTGAGCGTGGCGACGGTCCCGATCATGTCGACGAAGGGATCGACCTGCATTTCCCACTGCCAGCGCGAACGCTCGATGCTGAGAATGCCCTGCTGCCGGTTCGCCTCGACGCCGGCGTCGTCCTCATTCCAGAAGCCGGAGTTGGCGACGTAGACCACCTTTGCCGTCGGATAGAGCGTGACGACGTGCGGCGAGAGCGCCGGGACGTAGCGCGCAGCCTGGCCGTAGATCGCGGCCGACGTCTCGTCGACGCTGGTAGCCAATGCATTGCGAGCTTCTGGCGCGGCGTTGCTGCGCCAACTCATATTGGTGCCGGCCCTGGGCGGCCCGCCCGCTACCTTGCGGGGCTTCGTCATGCCCTCGGCCTTGTACTCGATGGCGAGCGTGGAGCCGATGCGTGGCGTCTCGACGCGGCCGATGGTGAGGCGACCATCGGGCCTGATGCGCCACCAGCCGAGGATGCCGCCCATCACGATGTCGAGTGCTTCGGCCTTGCTGATGACGTCCGAGAAGTACCAGCCCACCGGCGCCGCGTTCCGGGTTTCTAGGCGGTTGAAGGCCGTGATGTCGATCTGCGCTGCGTCGTCGAGACGGTTCGGGCCCCGCGTCGTGGCAATGCGGCGTGCGATCGCGGCGCGTGTCGTCGGACCGGGATGGCCATAGGCCACCTCGTTGTCACCGATCACGTCGAGGCGGATGCCGTACTGCAGGCCGACGTTCGGGCGCACCAGCGAGTGAGCCAGGCAGGTGCCGTGGTAGCCCGACGGGATCGACGCCGACTCCAGTGCCTCGAAGGTCGGATAGTCGGCATGGACCGGCAGCACGACGCCACCGTGCCGCAGTTCTGTGAGAGCGGCCGAAGCCGTCAGGCTCCACTGGAATATCTGCGCCGCCGCGTTGATCAGGACCGGCTCGGCGTTGCAGTAGCCCAATGCCCACGGCTTCCAGCGGCCAGCCAGCGAGGGATCGCCGTCGAGCCCGCCGGTGCCGCCGTAGTAGTCGGCATGGAGCAGGCCCTGCAGTTGCCAGCCGAGATCGCGCAGCGAGATTCGCTTTGCGTCGAGATCGGGCAGGATACCCGCCGCCGTGTAACGGGCGACGACGTCCCAGGTCGAGAACGGTGTCCCCCGCGTGCCTCGTTTCAGCGTGAGCGGTGCACCGTCCCATACATAGCGCAGCAGGTAGTCGAGATCGCCGCCGGGATCAATAAGTTCGATCTCGCCGACCGTCGGTCGTGACCGCGACGCCGGATCGATGCCGTCGAAGATCGAGCTGCCCATGTTCGGCGCCGCCGGCAGCGCGCCGGGAACGTAGGTCGCCGCCGGTGTGTCGTTGTTGTCGCTCGAGCGCGGCGTCGTCGCCGCCGGGTAGAGTGTCAGCCGGGTGCCCTTCCAGCCCCATTCACCGCTGTCGGGATAGACCGGATCGCCGAGCGGCCCGAACACGCCCAGCGATGGCCCGCTCGCCGGGTCGGTGGGCTCCGCTATCAGAAGGAGGTCTTTGCCGCGATGCGCGCCGAGATTGAGGGGATCGACGCCAGCCGCCAGCGGCCACGGCTGGACGGGCCCGCCGAATTGCCCCAGCGGCGGAAACCAGTCGACATACTCGGTTTGCGCCATGTCACGCGGCCTGCTGTGTCAGGTAGCGAGAGAGCAGATTGGTCAGCCGCGCGACCTCGGCCGACTTCGCCTGATCGTTCGCGGTGAGCGTCTGGACGAGCTGCGTCAGGGTCTGGACCTGCTGCACCAGCGACGAGATCGCGGGGTTGTTGACGTCGAGCGGTGCATTGACCCCGCCGGGGATCTGCATCGCAGCCTGAATCGTCTGGAAGTTGGCGAGGATTTCATCGCGCAACGCGTTGTATTCTGGCGAGCCGGCAAAGTGCTTGTTGGCGTAGTCCGCCAGGTTGACGCCTTCGCCCGCAAGCCTGTTGATCGCGGCACTGTCGCCGGCCGAGGCTTGCCCGTAGGTCGCGCGGTAGGTGGCATTTAGTCCGGCGAGCTGCCCCGACGGATCGAGATTGGCGAGCGCGCCGCCGGGCGACAGTCGCTTGATGGCGGCCTCGAGCGCGGCGACCGACTGGCCGTAGAGTTGATCCTTGAGCTGCGCTTCCTTCCGCAGCCAGTAGTCGGAAATCCGCGCCATGTCGACATAAACGTCTTTCACGTTGTCGCGGATATATTCGGCGCTCGCCAGCGAGTCCTTGCGCTGGTCATCGAGGGCGCGCATCTGCACCGCCAGCGGGTCAAGCATCCCGTCGATGAAGTCTTGCGCGAAACGGGTGGTGACCTTCTTTTGCTCGGCGGTGATCGGCGCCAGGGCGAGGCCGTATTCATTGGCGCCCGCGGTGAGCTCGCCGAAACGCGCATTGATTTCATCGAGCGCCGACTTGGCCGATGGCACCACCTTGCCGAGCGCGTCATAGGTCTTGATGAGCGCCAAAAGGCTTTGAATAGCGGCGACCGATTCGGGCTCCTTGTTGCCGAGCGCCGTGCCCAGCCTCGGCGATGCCCCGGTGAGAGCGCCCTCTGTGGTCGCCGTCATATAAAACATCTTCGCAATCATGCGGTCGACCGCCTGTGCCGGGTCGCCGCTTTCATCGCGGGTGAGTTGGTTGGAGCCGAGCCAAGGGTGAATCGCGTAGGTGCTGGTCGTGCCCTCGCGCTGGTTGTTCCAGATGGCGCCGCCGGTCGCGAGGGCAGGATTGACCGTGCCGCCGGTGCCCGCATAGAGCGCGTTGATGGTGGCCGCGACGCTACCGAATTGGCCGGCGGAAGAGTTGCCGCCGTTCTGAGTCGTGAAGTCGGCCGTATAGCCGCCGGCGCCGGGATCGAAGCGCGCGTTCGATCCTGACAGCGGTGGCAGCGGTGCCGCCTCACCGCCGCCTAGGAGGCTCGAGAGCAGGCTGCCGAGAAGGCCGATGCCCATCCCGATGGGGCCGCCGGCCGCGCCCAGCATCGGGAGCAGACCTGCTGCCGATGCAAGACCGACGCCGCCGCCCAGTATCCCGAGGCCACCGCCGATCTTGCCGCCCAGGCTCTTTGACGTGGCCAGCCCATAGGCGCCCATGCCGATGCTGGCGGCGCCGGCGAGGCCCCCGCCCCACGTCAAGCCGCCCAGCCCGGCCGGGCTGCCCTGCGAGATCAGTTGACCGATGCTGTCGTAACCGCCGGGCGCGCCGCCGTAGGAGGCCGGGATGATCGGATTACTGAGAAAGCCGAAGCC